CCATACTTGATTTCACATTCTAACTGACGAATATAAACAGAAACTGATTTAGGAACTTTGAAGTGTTCCAGTTCTCTGGTCTCCTGATTATAGCAGCAAATATAAGAACTCATTTTACTACCTCACATAAAGGGAAAACTCTCATACTACTTATAAACCCTGGTTTTGTATATTTGTCTTTATAATCTGCTGCGAACTCTTTTGCTTCTTCTTTGGTTTCAAAAACTCCAAAGTATCTATGAAGTCCTTCTACACCTTCATATTTGTTATAAAGTCCCACTATCCACTTATGAGAATGTTCTGGATACGAATCATTTTCATCAATCCAGTCGTAGTATGCGTCCTTATTCATTCTTCCACCTCAATCTCAATCATTTCATAAGGAGTCCAAAAGCATTCATCTACTTTTTCTTTTGCTTTCTCGTAATCAAATCCACGAAGCACTTGTTGTTTAATAGCATAATCATATTTTTGTTTAATCTTTATATCTAATGCTACTTGTGCTTTATCCTTGGAAGTGGAAGCACACAGAACGTGATAACCCAAATCAACATTATCAACCACACAATAGATTTTAATCATAATTCTTCCTCATTTACTTTAAGCATCGTCTTTTCGGTGATAATGTCCTTTTCCAATTCGTATAGTGATGCTACTTTGAGATAGGTTTGATACTGATACTCGTTGAGGTCTTTGGATGGAATGTATCCCTTATAAGACAGCATTTTTTGGATTGCCTTACGAGTTGGTTCTTCCCAGTCCTCTTTGAAGTTGAACATTAGTCGTAATCAAATCCTCCAACACCAATATCTACAAAAGTGCTCCCATCAGTATCCTCAAAGAGTTGAAATTCAAAATTACCTTTGTAGAATTTGTATTGAAATCCATCGGTAACTTCAACTTCCATATCAGGTGGAAACTGTTGAAGTTTCTCAATCATTTCAGCAACGGTCATTCTTCTATCCTTTCATAATCAGCAAAACCATCTGGATTTAGATGTCCTACTGTGAGTTTGATACTTGTTCCAGTAAGTTCGTGTTGAAGAACAACTCTATGAGAATACTGCTCCATTACAACATAAACATCATTAGAGTTCTTATGTTTCCATTTAGAACCTATTGGCATTTCAGTCATTCTTCCCACCCATCAAAGTATTCTGTGAAAAAGTTGAAACTCAATCCAACATCACCAAACTGAAAATCTGCTCCAAACAAAGAAGAAGAAGTGAAAAATGAGAGCAGGATGTGTAATCCACCATTACTATGAACTAAAGCACTGGGATTTTCATAATGAACCCACAGGAATGAACGATTTTTGAAGACACCAAACTGCCAAGTGCGTGAGGTTTCACCTTCATCCCAGACTTTTTTATCGTATTGGAAGAGTTTCATCGGTTTGTTGTGTATGAAGTCATTATAAACCAAAAAAGAGGTCTTGTGGAGATTCCCTGTGCCAGTTCTTCAAGTGTCCTTGTATTTCTCTTCTACTTCTTTCACCCGTTCCATAAAACTATCTTCACCATGATCACCTGAATACAGATAATCAATATGCCTCATAATCTCTGCCATCTTACGCATCTTGGTAACCTGCTCTAACAGATACTCACAAACTTCTGGTGAATATTCGTGAGCAAAACCATACTCATCTTGCTCAAAGTTAGTACTAACTTCTGCTTCAAGTTCATCAGCAAACTGTGAGACGTTGTAGTATTCGTAACCACAATCGTTGAAATGTCCGCCGCTCATTATTGTTGCTCCAAGATAGTTTTGATTTGTTTGAGGTCTTCTATTCGTTGTTTTGTGAGGTCGTATTGTTCTACATACCAATCAATATCATTGACTTCGTGATTGGTTTCTTCACGAATGTCCCATTCATAACATTGAAGGTCTCCTTCTTGGTCTTGTATAAAGTAGTTGAGAGTATCAAGGAGTGACATTTTCTGGAACAGGAGGAGGAGGTGTTACTGGTGGTAGTATAACAGGTTGTGGTACTACTGTTTGAACTGTAGGTGGTGGAAGTTTGACTGGTTCTGGAGCAATTTGTGGTTGTTGTGCTTGGTCAAGTTTCTTTTCCAACTCCATTACCTTTTGGTCTAATGGACTCAAAGGAACTTCTTTTTGTGAATCTGCAAGTTTCCAACCAGTTGCACCAGCAGCAAAGATACTTGCAAGCGCAGCAAAGACTGAAATTGTTTTAGAGAAACTCATTCAATAACCTCCCAATGTGCGTCAGATTTGTCACCGAAACGATTAGTGCCAGTTCTTGTGCTTACCCAGAAGAAGTATTTGCGATTTTCTGATGCCAAGAACAACTCACCACCAGTATCCTGCTCTACAATACAAACAGGATTGTTGTCCATAGTATTAGCAAGACGGTTCTTCGCCTTGCTGCTTTTGGGTTTTACTGTTACTTTTCTCATTTTGAATTTCCAGTTTCAATTTGCGAATGGTAGGAAAGAAATAAGCAAAGTCACGAGTCTCTGTAATGGGTTTGATTTCACCGCACACACCACACTTTGACTCATAAACGGAAGAGCATCCTACAGAATACACTCCATACTTCTTCCCACAATCAAAACAAGTGTTGTAAGCATTCTCAAGTTTCTTCAGGAGTGCTTTTTTCTCTTTGAGGTTCATAGCAGAGTTCAATTCCGTATTTGTTTTTGAGGTTGTCTGTGAGGTAATCATACAGCAGGTCGGCAAACCCGTAGTGGGGTCTTGTGCCAGTTTCGATACTGGTCGATGTGGCAACCGTCCACATGATATCAAGTTGCTGCTTATCAGGCAAAGTCTTCATCGTCCAATTCTACATCTTCCACAAGGTCTTTTAGTCTATTCATAAAGTCTTCATCCATAGGTATCAACTTCTCTTCACCTCTATCAATTCTATCACACATTTCCATCAGGTATTCTAGAAACTCTTTTGGATATGTTTCATCAAGATTGATAGAAGTCCAGAACCAATTATAACATTCTTCATATGGGTCGTCGTCTTTCAGTAGGGCATAGTTCTCATAGTTTCCGCTGATGAGGTCACGCCACATCTTAAAGTTGTTCCAGATTTCTCTCCAACCAGTCTGGAAACAGTGTCCAAAGTAATACTCAAACCAATTCAGTTTTGTCTTCATCTAGTTTCTCCAAATAATCCCAGTTCCAAGTTCTACCCATAAAATCAACATCAAATCCAAACTTATATGCCCAGAATAAAATACTCAAAACATCGCCAGAACCTGATTTGATTTGAAAGTAAGGCCAAGAAGGATAGTCATTCCAACTCACAGAAAGTTGAAACAAACTCCAACGTTTGATATTCAAGATTTGAACGTACCATTCGTGACCAAAATCTTCACGATGATTGTACTTAATCAAGAATTTGCGGTGTTTAAAGTTAATTGGATTCATTATTATCCTCAAAGTCAAACCATTCATACAGAGAGTTCATCGCACTATCTACCACACAATCAACCACAGCATCCTGGTGTGGATTCTCTACATGCTTATGGGCACGATTGTATCCATAACGAACACCTTCTTCAAGTGCCATTTCCAATACTTTACGAAAGTTGGGTTTCATTTTGTAAATTCCTTTTGAAGTTCTTTTGCAAGTTTCAGAGCACGACGCCACATTAAGTATTTTACCACAGGATTACGTGGATTGTAAAGTAACCACCACTTTTGTTTTTCATAGTAAACTTTTATTAATTTTGTAAGATAATAAAAGGCAGCAGCGACACTATCATCTGTTACGATGAAATATGCCACTACTGCGAATATAATAAACCAAGTATAATAATTCATCTCCAATCGATATAATAGTTGTATTATTTAACTAAAAAACTGCTCAACTGTCGATGTTTTCTTTTTTGATGTACCTTTTACGGACTTTTGGATGTAGGTTTTTGCGGAATCGTAGTTGTTTGTAGTATGAATTTGCTGACCATTATGAATGATGACAAATTTTTTACCCCATGGAACTGCTGCCCACATTCCATCTTTTGTTACATACCCACTTGGATCTCCTGGTACAGAGTTCAGAAGAGTTTCGTTTTGAATGTTCATAGAAAAGTAGCAGTCGCACTAATAATACGGGCGTTTGGATGTTGGGCGGAAGCAACTTCTCTTGCTTCTTGAATATTCTGAGCATAGCATTCAAACCACCAGGTTTTACCGCTAACGTAGAGTTGAACTTTGTACTTCATTAGGATTAACGCTTTACGACAGAGATTGCAGGTTGACCTTGATTGAATACGGTGTCCACCACCGCTTGCACCTTCCTAGCGGTGCTCACGCCCACAGAAGAGTAGACAGGGATGCAGACCAACCCAAAGGACTTGGTGTAGGTTTCAACGGCACCAGGGGCGATTCTACCACTCTGCAGGGCAGCAGCATCGTCCTTGTGCAGGCGGATCACCCGCCCGATGGTCTGAGAGATGCCGATATAGTCCATAGAGCGCATGAACAGAACCGCCTCCAGACCAGACACGTTAATACCCTCGCTCAGGATGCTGTGATGCAGCACCACAAACTTCTTGTCACTATCCTTTCCCCAGGCGCTCAGAGTATCAAAGAACACCTCACGGTTGACCTTCTGCCCATCAATCACAGCACCGGTCTTGGAAGTAATATACATCCAAGAAAAACCACGATCCTCCAGTTGCTTGCAGAAATCAGTCTGAGAAACCAGACTCTGAATCTGTTTAGTTGCCTTAGAACAAATCAAAACCTTGCTCACACTCTGAGCATCGATCGTCTGAATCAGATTCTCACAGTCAACATCGGCAACGATCTGACCCTTACCCAGCATATCAAACTGCTGCACCACAACCTTAGGCGGCACAATAAAACCACCCTCAACCAATTCAGGAGCGGGAACGTTACAAATGACGTTGCCATAAACGGCAGCATCATTCATCCCAGGTTTGGAAATCGTAGCAGAATGCTTAGGAGTAGCAGTAAAGAAATAGCAGCGGTCAGCAGCAGAAGCGAAGTGCTCCGTAGCAGGGAAAAAGTGACGCTGAACGCTATTGTGTGCCTCATCAAAGTAAATGGTATTGACAGGAATATCTGCCTGTTGCAGACGCTGCAAAGAGTTGTAGGTGGTGAAAATCAGTTTGTGACCTTTTGCCTGCTCATACCAGGCACGAATCACATTCGGACGAGTGCTGCTGAAGTGATGAGTCTCACCACTATGAACGTGAAGAACCTGAGCATTCGTGATAAACTCAAGGAACTCAGAAGACAACTGCTCTGCCAAGAGGATTCTCGGAGCACACACCACAATCGTTTGCGGAGTATCTTTCAAAAACTCACGAATCGCATCAAAGATAGCGATGTTGGTCTTACCACCGCCGGTCGGAATGATCACCTGACCTTTCAGATACTTGGCAAGAGCATCCAGAGCACGTTGTTGATGGGGACGAAGTTGAAACATCTGTCTCATAACGATAGGAATATTATAACAGCAAAAAGGGGTCTCAGACGACCCCTGTGTGACAGTTCTTAAAGTGTCCTAGAACCTTGTGTTCAACCTTAGCAAAGATATTCTAGCAGTATTAGAATACTTGTGTCAAGCTTCTGGTTCTTTGTTATTGTTTTCTTCACTTTGAATTTTTTGTACAAGCTCACCAAAGTTTTCCATCCAATCAGATTCTGTCGATGACCAAGCTCCAATGGGGCAACTTTCTAAAGAAATTTTAACTTTTGGTGCAAGATAGCAACCACAATTTTTGCATCGATGCTGAGCGGCATCATACCATTCACATTTTTGGCATATTTTTACTCTTTCTTTAGCAACTTCATCAGAAACTGTTAATGGGTCACCTTGACTTTTATGAATATATTGAACAAGGTCCCAGGAAAATTGAGCAAGATTTTTTACTTGTTTACCAAGGGAAGGATACTGTTTTTCTTCAGACATAAAATAATTTATACTCTATTAGTATATAGAACCTTTTACTGTGTCGGAATTGATTGTTCCATCGACAGTATATCTACCACCATCTGATGTGATTGCTTTTCCGGCAAGTCCAGGAACTCCAATATTAGCAGTTCCTGTACCATTTTCCCCCCAATTTCCACCAGAACCACCGGTCTCGCCTGTTTTTCCCGTTCCGGGTTGAGTAATTGTGCCATTTTTATCATCACAATTTCCAGCTTCTCCGGGAGATCCAATCTCTCCTGATGTAGATCCACTTTGATTATTATATCCTCTCGCGTTTCCACCTTTGCCACCTAAACCACCAGCGCCACCCGCTTTTGATTCTGGAATTTTTCTTCTACATTGTGCTGGAGCCAATTCGGTTTTTGTACAAAAAACTCCACTATAGTATCCAAATGCACAGGAGCATCCACGAACACCATGGCATCCTCCTGTTTTCTCTCCGTCACCACAACTTCCACACCACTCACAACCAGATCCAACCTCATACTCTTGATAATCAAAACAAGTACCGGAATCTCCAGCATCACCCGTTTTTCCTCTTTCACCTCCTCCACCACCAGCCCAAATGCGACATCCAGACCCTACAATAACTCTGCAATTGTTACCAACATTACCAAAGTTTATAGCTGCTCCCCCATTTTCACCATCTAAATCTCCGTTACTTGTGCCTGAAAAATTAATCCAATTGCCACCACCATTTCCACCATAACCAAGAATTGAACCAGAAACCTCAATTGTTACGTTATGAACTGTGACAACCGGTGCCATTTGCGCTGCAGCTAATCCAGTTCTAGTGCTACCACAAGTTCCGGTAATTAGTATTCTTTTTTGAACATTTTTTGTTAAATTCCCTGTTATTCCACCACCTTGCCCATCTCGCCCAAAATATCCACCACCAGACCAATCAATACCTCTACCATCTACATCATATCTTCCCATCCTAAATCCAGGATTATCTGGATATGATGCATTATCATCAGTTCCCGATTGAGTAGCTACATATCTTTTAATTGAATTTCTAAACTGAGATAATTTTAGATTAGAACTTGTGGATATTTGCTCATTTTCAGTTGAATCTGGAACTATTGGATTTGCTTCACTAATATCAGTATTTCTTCTCAATTCAGTTGCTGCAATTGCTCCACTACCAACTTCTTTAAAAGTGCTTCTTAGTTGACTAAAAGAAATAGATCCGCTGGAAAAATAGGGACCAGATTTTTCGACTGAAACTGACATTTTTATTAGAATAGTGTAAGTGTTGTAGTTCCTACACCAGGAACGGTGAAGACTAATGTATTTCCAACTGTTGTAATCTGAACTGCAGTACCAATACCACTATTAAATCCATTTATTGAGGTTACAATCCCAGATTGAATTGTAACACCCGTTCCAATCTTAGTGGTACTACCAAGTGTAGAAATTCCAGAAACATTAATTTGATTAGAATTTATATTTGCGGTAGTAATTCCAAGATTTATCCAAGTATCATTTGTATATCCTTGAAATTCTTGAGAACTACTGTTGTAAATAATTCCCCCACTTGTAGTCAATAATCCAACTCTTTGCGAGTTAGTTATTGATGGAAGAATCATGTATGCTTTCAATAGGGTAAATGAAGATAGTCCAACATTTCCAAAGTCTACAATTGCTCTTGCAGAATTTGTACCAAATCCTATTGTAGATCCATTCGCATTATCAATTAAAATAGATCCATTAAATATTGAAATTCCAGTATTATGAAGTTGTAATTTTTCTCCTGGATCAAAAAGTTGTGTTGTTCCGATACCAATAGAATTAAATTCTGCAAATCCATCAACAACTTTTAATTTTGAGGCACCAGTAGAAATAGTTCCAATTCCAATTGAAGATAATAATGCGGTTGAATCTTTTGCATCTATAGCTACAGTTGGAGAATCGCTGTTTATTCCAATCCTTATTGCTTTAATATAATTAAAGGTTGATATTCCCGAAGTAACGTAGATATTAGATTGCTGAATTACTGATGGTAATTGTATGCTACTAGCAGTTAAAGTTCCATAAACTGTTAAATTTCCACCAACAAAGGCATTAGATGTAACTGTTGATGTACCAACAACATGAAGTGTATTGCTTGGATTTGTTCTTCCAATACCCAATCTTCCACCATAGGTTAGTGTCATAAGAGGTGCTGAAATATTTTGACCATGCAACCATCTAAATGATCCGGTCTCAATTCCAGCAACTGGTGGCGTTGTATGTAAATAGAAATTAAAATCTCCTTGATCACCATTAATAAGATCAAATGTTCTCGAACTATTACCAAATCTAATTACGGCAGTGCTATCGCCAACTCCAATAGATGGTGTTTTTTTCTGACCAATAATAATTTGACTTTCACTTGATCCTATTATCTCGAACGCAGCTGTACCACTTCGTAAAACCTGAATATCTTTTGTTGGTACATTTGAACCAATTCCAATATTACCACTCGTTGTTAAAGATAAAATAGTTCCACCTAAACCAATATTAAATGATGATGAAGTTACAATACCGGTATTAAAAATATTTGTGCATCCGATGCTAGAAACACTAATACTTGTAGACGCGATTGAAGTGGCTGTTATATTATTAACCGAAATATCTGGATTTCCAGTTAATGTTCTGGCAGTAGAAGCAATACCAGTTACATTTCCTACTAGATTTCCTGTTACATTTCCTACTAAATCTCCATAAAGATTGCCAGATACTGATCCAATGAATCCACCAGTTGCGGTAACAATCCCAGAAATATTAATATTAGAGGGAAGTCTTGAGTTTGATAAAGTTCCACTTGCAATATTTGAAGCATTAATCTGAGTAATTTGAGTACCAGATCCAACAAAAGATGCTGCAGTTATGATTCCACTTGCTCTAATACTACCAGTAGAGTTTATACCAGTTCCACTTCCAGATGCCGGATCTCCACCGATTTGTAAATAATAATTTGAAGATGATGTTGCAATTCCGACTGTTCCCGAATAGTAAATACTGGAAAATCCAGATCCAGGATTGGCATCAATCCATTGAGATGATGGAATATTGATTAATCCTTGCCCATCACCATAATACGTTACAATTCCCGAAGATGCTGTTATAATACCAGAATTAATTATAATTCTTCCATTCGCTAACGTTGTAAAGGTAGTAACACCACTTGCAAGTAAATTTGTAACAGTAACTGAAGTTGCGGTAACTAATCCAACTATTTTTGCATTACCACGAACATCTAAGAACTCGGTAGGAACTGAAGTTCCAATTCCCACCAAACCATTCGCGTTTACGATAAAGTTATCGTCGTCAACCTGAACACCATTCCTAAGGTTAAATGACTTTCTATAATTTGCCATCTTATATGGTTTTTAGTTATTTATCTGTAAGTTTCTGCTCAAGGGTTTCAACCTTAGCAGAGAGTTCTTTAATAGCCTCAACAAGAAGTGGAACAAGTTTTTGATAATCCACAGCAAGGTAACCATTACCTCTCGTTGTAATTGCTTCAGGAAGAACTTCGAGAACTTCTTGAGCGATTACACCAACGTCTGCTCCTTCTTTACCAGACTTCTCATTCCAAGTATAAGTATTACCACTGATTGAGAGAACTTTAGCAAGTGAGTCTTCAATTGCAGCAATATTATCTTTCAGTCTCTGGTCAGAAGTATAGAATGCTGTAATATCGCCAGTAACAGTTAGATCACCAGTAATTGCTAAATTACCAACAACTGTTGAATTACCAGTTACAGAAAGTCCTCCACTAGTAATTGTTGTACCAGAATTAATAGTAAGTGATCCGGTGATTGCTGTATTTGCAGTTATAGAAACAAGATCAGATGCAGGATTTAAAATTAAATTGCCAGTAGAAGTATCAATTGTATTATCGTCAGTAACAGCAATTTTAATATTTCCAAAATATGCTTCACTGAATCTCTTTGATGATGTTCCAACATAAGCACCTAAATCTGTATCTGGAACTATACCAGTATTAAATGTAGTTTCTCCGGATATTGTAACTGTTCCACCAACTGTCAAAGCTCCGCTGATATTAGTATTTCCACCAATATTAAGATTTTTACCAATACCAACTCCACCATTTACAACTAATGACCCAGTTGTTGTACTTGTTGATTGAGTCGATTTTGAATCAGAGATTTTTACAGTTGAACTAAAGGTTGTTTTATCCTTTGCTCGAATCTGTTTATTGAATGTGACAGGGCCATCAAATTGAGATAGAACCGTTCCAGAAGAACCACCCTCTACGAGTAATTTTTCTTTAATAGTAACTTCATCGTATACAACGCTTAATTTTGAAGGATCTTGTCCAGTAACAGTTGGTTGAGGAATATCATAAGAAATAATTTCACCACTTTGAGATGATGTTTTGGTATTGCCGTTGAAGACATCACCATTATTATTCATACCAGTATAAACAACTACACCACCAGATCTTTCTTGTGCCTGAGCAAGAAAATCTTCTCTATCTGTATTGGTTCTGACCTGAACATCAGGCAAACCGGTTGAATAGTTTCCTGGACCATACCCAAGATATTCGAATGTATGCCCAGAAGCTCTAAGAATAGAAGGTCTTCTAAATTCAACGGCAATCGGATTAATTTTACGAATTAAAGAGTTTGCATCATGAGATTCTTGACGAGTTCCAAGAGCACCACGAATGACAGTAAATATAGATTGACTACCAGTACTGATAATTCTCATAATTTCATTATCAATTTGGATATAAGATCCAAGTGATAATCTATTTGCAGTACCAATACCAGAACTAGTAATTGTTAATGATGTCTCTGTAGTAATGGCAGAAGAAAGAGTAAATCTATCATTATCATAGAAAGTGACAGTTCTCGCGCCAAAGTTTTCTGTAGTAGTATCGGAAACACCATCGTTCGAAGAAAGACCGTGCTTTAAAATATATCCATCATTTACAGACAACGATGTGTTGGTGATTGCGGTAAATGACGTAACACTTACTCTATCTTCAACTATAAAATCACCTACATTATTGTTACTGGAATCAATAACTCTAAATTTATTTCCAGACAATAATCCATGTGAAGACGAACAATTAAATGTTAATACTCCTGTTGAAGAATTATATGAAGTACTCGAAATTCTAATCGATGGACCGATTACAAATGCATATTGAGATGAAATTACTACTGGATCTCCTGATGTTTTAGCAATTGCAATTTGATTTACTGCAGGAACTGATGTAATACGATAATATCCATCTGCAGTTGTACCTGCTCCAGTAAATTGAACTACATCACCTACGTTTATGCTAATTCCTGCTGTGGATAATGTAAGTCTTCCATTATTACCACTTCCGATTACTGCGGTATCAAAATACAGAACATCACCATTTGCATAACCAGATCCAGGTGCTGTAATATCTACAGAAGATAGTGCTTGACCACTAACTACAACTTTTGCGGTTGCACCTTTCCAAACTGTAAGACCAGAATCGTTGTAGAGTTTTACATTATAATACGTTCCGTCTGTATAACTGTTTCCGGTTACTAATGGAAAACTTCCGGCAGTTGTGTTACTATAAGTAACAATACCAGATAACCCATGATTTCTTCCAAATGTAATTGTTGCGCTACTTGTTGATGAAGATACAGAAGAAATTGTTAGTCCAATACCAATATCTTTCAGCAGTAAGTCAGCAGATTCTCTAGTAATACTGTTCTTTAAATCATTCGTTACTATGTCACCAATTGGAGAGCGCTTGGCGAATGTTTTTGCAGATCTCGGATTTGATTCAATATTATCTCTATCAAGTTGTGGATAAAGATCTTTAGATAGTTGACTGAATTTTAAGTTAGTAAATTGATTTGGTATAGTATTACTTGCATTTAAAACATAAAGATGATAAATGCCATCTTGAGATCCTTCAATATAATTTGAAATTATTTCATTTCTATAAACAAAAAGATTTCCTTTCCAATCAGTTCTTTCAAATCTTGGAAGAGAAGCAGTTCTCGTATTTACATTATTTGTAAATGTTCCTGGAGTATGAGAGGAACTAAAAATATCAATTACGGAATATCTAAAAGTTACCTCATCTGGAACTTCGGTAACTACAAAGACTCCGTTATATCCAACATTATCTGTTCCACTAGTATTTGTGCTGTCTGTGACATTTTTAATCGTAACAGTTTCACCAACTTGAATATTATGAGGAATTTCAGAAACAACTGTTACGACATTAGCAGCTACAGAACAAGATTTAATGAGTCTAAGATTTTTATTATACCCATAATCGGTACTAGCAATACTTGTTCTTGTAAAATCTGCAGTATTTCTTGCTCCAGTTGAACTAGATTCTTGAATAATAAATCCATTTTGAGGATCTTTTGCATTAGCAAGTTCTTTTGGAATTACAACTCTAACCTTATAGAGTTTTTCATCCAAACTTCTATTATCAGGAATTCTATTTACATAAGAAAGATCTGTAGTTTCAGATAATCCATTAACTCCAAGTGTGTTTAATCCGTTATAAATTTCATTATTAGAATTTACATGAAGATACCAATTGGAATTAATTGCATCAAATTGAACAGGAGAACCGATATCTCCAGAATTTTTGTCCGATACTCTGCTACTAATGTGTAAGTTAGTTCCGGAATAAACGGTTAATGCATTTCCACTTAAAGCATCGGTGTATGATGCGGCAAGTTTAATACTTGTTACGTCATTTACAATTACATAGTAAACAGTATGCTCAATAATATTTTCTGGCAAATCTCCATCATCACTCGTAATAATGACCTTTTCGCCCGTTTGAAGTTTATGTACTCCGATTGTAAAGATATTATTTGTAGGACCAGAAGAAACATCGTATGATTTTCTGGCACTAATTGTTCCGGCAGCAGTAATTGCTGTACCAGTAATTACATTATCACACATGTAAATATTGGCAGAATAAGTTACTCCTGCACCAACTAGATAAAGTTTATCTTGGTCACGAGCACCAATACGATAACCCTGAGTTAGTAATAGTGGAGGATTGTCAATAGAATCATATCCATACAAATAAAGATGACTTGTAATTCCAACAGAAGTTGTAAGTCCTACATCTAATGATAACCAATCAACTTTTTCCTCTGTAGTTTTATCAATTTCTCTGGGTGGAATAATTGAAGTAATAAATGCATTATTATCTTTAGCAAATGCCGTTCTCTTAAATCCACTAGAGTTTAGTGAAATTTGTCCAAAGTTTGAGTTGGAGTTAGTGATAGAACCGTCACCACCAGTTTCTGAATCAAAATGTTTGTTAAAACCAATCGCAAACACAGAAACGATTTGAATAAAAGCATCGTTTGAAATTTTAATATGACTCGTTTCCCAACCTTGACGATAAACTGCTCTTGGATCTAAGTGGTAAACTTTGGTTGAATCTGTTTGAGATGATCCTTCTGGAAGTTTAGATCCATAAACCGCAGTATAATCAACGGTTTGATATGTTCTTCCTACGTTATCATATTTTGCAAATGCACGATCATCTTTTTGCAGAGAGACTGCAGTAAACTGTGCAACAACGGTGCTTCGGAAACCTGATGCCTTGCTACCATCAGCATGAAGACCATTCATGCCCCATACTGAACGCAGAGAGCAGTTAAAGATATAAGGAGATGCGCCAGAAACTGTATCAGTCTCAATCGTTGCAGTTGCCGAAGATGCACTTGGGCTGGCATTTAGATTAGGATAAGATTCAAATCCAGGGATTACATAAGTAAATGTTGTGTCATTTATGACGTTTTGAACTTTCGTCGAAATGTTATAAGGAGCAACTGTACCAGATCCACTCACTCCTTTGATTTTAATTGGAGTTCCAGAGTTAAGACCATGTGCCGCAGATGTTGTTACGGTAACAACTGGAGTTGCCGCAAAACCATTTCCAGAAATAATATTGGAAATAGTAATTGGATCGGATGCAAATGCACCAACAATTTCCCATTCTGGACGACGCTTTGCAAATCCTAATGCGTCTGCTGGGAATTTTTGATCAATATCTCGAACCGCATTAAATGCATTTGAGACCTTGCTGTAATACATGTCAAGGTCAGTAATTCCATAAGAACCAATATTATTAACACCATCACAAAACTCAAAACAAGTAAGTTTGTGGTGAGAGAATAACGGAGATGATTGATATGCAGAATCAAAATTATCTGGATTTGTATAAACTAATCCACTTTCATCTCCATCAAAGAGAGAAAACTGCCAAAAATAACAAGCACCAGTAATTCTAAAGATTGCCGACTTTGCAACTGCAGAATCAGTTGGGTTTGGTACATATTTTGGGCGAAGTTTAGTCTTTCTTAAATCAAGACCAACAATAGAAGTTCCTCTAGGAACTACAACACCACCGTAGTAACTGTTAAACTTGTAAAGAATATTGTCAGGTTGTGTTAAATCAAAATTAGAATCCGTTCCTAATGCCAATTCACTTGCAGCTAAAACTCCTACTCCACCTGATCTCGATACGGCATAAGCGGATCCACCATTATCATAAATTGCAAAACCAGGTCTATTATCAATTAAGTGCTCACCCGGAAACAGCAGAATTGTTGTCTTTTCTACAATATCGTTATTATATCCTTTTAAATATGAAAATCTCGCAGCCTCTAATAATGCTCTTTGAACCGTTTTAAATGGTTGGGCAAGAGAATTTCCCTGATTATTGATGTTATCAGTTGCATCAAGATCGCTTGGGTTTACATAAAGAATACGACCTTCTGTATTCTTTAAAAAATTATCTAATTTATTTAATGGCATCGGATTATTACGACCAGAATATTTCTATGTTCTATTTAGCTGGTCAAATCTTCTTCACCATACTCAATAATATCATCAGGCATATCTTCTGGATTCTCTAATTCAACTGGAAAGAAACAGGGATGCGCTTCCTCATCTATCAAATAGAAAGAATTTAAGTATAAGTCTTCTGGTTCATATGCTAGATATTTGTCTGCTTCTCTACAAAGATCTTGATCATATAAATGACCTTCTGGCAATTCATCAAATGTAAATGGAATCTCGTTGATGAAATACATTTTCACAATCATACTGCCATTGTTATACCAACAGTATGCGTGAGTGATTTTATAAGACATAGGATGAATTCCCATATCTTATATTTATTTTAAGTAGGCGAGGCGGGACTCGAACCCGCATGGGCATTAATGCCCGTCAGATTTTAAGTCTGAAATGTCTAACCAATTTCATCACTCGCCCGTGATGTATAAGACCATTATAACTCAAAAAGTCATAGTGGTCAAGTGCTCGTTGAGAGAATCGAACTCTTCCTACGGCGCTTTATGAGAACGCTGCCTTCACCAGATGGCTAAACGAGCAATACGAGTGCCTGGATTCGAACCAGGTCAAAGCCGCTAATCTGGCGGAAAGAGTTTATAAGACTCCTCTGACTACCAAGTCTCACTCGCATAAAACCCTTAGAATTAGGGTGCTTCGTTGTTTAACTCAGTGTGTATTCGTATAAGTTCATCAACTGTAGGCATCATAACCGCTGCTTGTCCATTCTCGTTAATTATACCTAAATGCTCTCCATTTTCCACTCTTTCAACCAATTCGTCAAAACGTTCTTGAAATTCTGCCACGGTGAAAACTTCCATTTGGTTAATATTTAGTTAACTTCTTGACCTTTGATAGCAAGGTCAGCATACTCAATTTGCTCGGGGTCAAGTTGAGCAGTTACAACTTCCAACACATTCATAAACTCTTCTACAGTATCACACTCAACCAGACGCTCGCTGCCCTGATCGCTGAGAAGAAGAAAAGTGCGGGTGCATACATCAATCACAATACCCTGTACGGTTTCTTGTGCGGTGCTCATTTGGTGTTCCGTTGATTACCCTCATATTATAGGGGGTCTTGGGCGCCCTGTCAAGGGGTTTCGGGAACTTCTTCTGGTAGTGTTTCTTCTGATGCTGGTTCTATCAGAATTGGTTCTGCTGTTGGTTCTAATTCTGCTTGTATAATTTCTGTAGGTAAGAATTCTGAGGTTATGGCTTCTTGTGGCAAATAACTAACCCACGGTAAAGGGAACATTACTGTCGGGTGATCAAGTGTACTTTGAATCCTATCTTCAAGGATTTTTTTCATGGTATTAATTTTCTCTTCTCCTAAAATTTCATGAATCCAAGAAATAATTTGTTCTTGGGTTAAATCGGAATAAGGTATAAAATTTGTCTTATCTGAAAATATATCAACAGTTGCCACATCTGTGAGAAAATCACTAACTAATTGCTCATTTGTAGCAGTTAATGACCAATATATTTTTTTTACAATATTAGTATAACCATCATCACTTAAAGATGGCACTACATGTATAGATTGAATATCCCAAATATAAGTAATATCCATAAACAAGTAATAATTACTGTCTATTTATTAAGTAGTTGGACCAGCAATAGATCCCTGACTTATATAACTAACATACTGAGATGCATTTACGATTGAATAACCAGATGCTCCTCCAGATCCAGATCCGCCGCTGCCGCCGTTTTGTCCCCAATCTCCACCTGCACCTGCGGGAGATGATGGTGTTGTACCCTGAGGCATATTTTCAGCAACTGTTCCCCAATTACCGGAAAGACGTACAAAACCTTGAGTTTGTTCTGGACCACCACCGGATTGATTGATAACCGCATAAAAACCACCAAAAGTATTATTGGATGAAGGATTTAAGCTTCCATTTACGACTTGATTTGGATCTTTTGTAAGTTGATAGCATCCAGAACTACCACTTCCGAAACTTACATTAACTGTACTATTGTTACCAGCAATATACATACCACCCAATCCGTTTCCAGAGAAGTTAAACCCACAAAACGAAGTTCTTTGATTAGGATAAAGATATATACAACCGTCACTTCCTATATTTCCAATACCAGATGCTGTATGACTAAATCTTCCGATACTATTAGATCCAATATAGATATTTCTTGTGTATGCACTCTGTGCAGTAACAGTAATATCTGAATTTGGTGGAAATCTCATTTCAGAAGTAGCCCAACCGTTAGTGCTAAATACTATTCTATAAGAACCCCCAGCTCCAGATACAGTTGAATTTGTTTTGGTCTGATTATATCCCTGCCCAAGACCACCACCATAAGTTTGATTTAATGTTGTTAATTCTATTCTTACGTTATTATTTTGAAAACTATAATTTTTTGTACCACCGGATCCTGACGAAGCACCGCCGCCGCCGCCGCCCGCATAGATAGTTCCTCGATTATCAAAGAAAACTGTTCGTCTTGGACTAGATGCGCCGCCCCCATATGAAGTCGGACCTATATAAATCGCATTTCCACCTTGTCCACCAGAATTTAAATTAGTTCTTGATTCTCCAGACAAAATAGGTGTTCCTCCACCACGACCACCGGCACCTTGAATCGACCCAAAGTTTTGAATTGTTAACCTCCCATTAAAATCATCATAAATTCTCATGGCATATCCATTAAGATTGGATATTGCATAAGGATTTGTATTATATACAATAACTCCTGGATTAATAACTAATCTTTTAGGTACAAGACTAGTCCAATTACTACCAAATAAAGATCTAACATCAACATTTGCAGTATTTTGTGTAATATAAACAACAATTTCCGCTAATGAGCAAAAAAATTGATCAAAACTTATTTGACCACTAGTGGGAATATTGGCATTTGTAGGAGTATTTTGCACATAAGAACCTCCTCTATAATATTCTCTAATTTGAGTAAAGGTTCCATCAAGATAAGTACCACCAAATTCGTTCTGAATATCTAAGAGACTAATTGGAGCAGGTCCGGGACAAGGTAACGGCATTTACTGATTCTCCAAAGATTCAATTCTTCTTTGCAGATTTATAATTGTCTCTTGCTGCTCTTTAATCGCTTCAATTAAAAGAGGAATAAGTTTATCATACTGAACGGTCTTATAATTTTCACCACTCTTTGAATATTCAGTTCCATCTTTGTCTTGTGCAATATCAAATGGTGCAGGAACTACAATTTGTGGTAATACCTTTTCTACTTCTTGAGCGATTACTCCAACTTGCTCTTTCTTATCAGTATAACCATATTGTTCTGCGAGTTTATTACTATTATAAGTAACTCCTCTTAGTGCAAGAAGTTTTGAAAGAGCACTTGGAATTGGTTTAATATTTTCTTTCAGTCTTTCGTCGGAATAATATGCAGTAATGTTATTGGTTGCACGAATTTCACCGGTCGTTCCTGATGCGGGAGTTCCTACACCAAGAGAAAGAATACGAGTTGATCCAATATTTTGAACGTTAAGAACATTTGAACTTGGATTATAAGTTAAGTCAGTATCAGTTAATAATTGTGCTCCTGCTCCACCAGAAGTAAAAGTTATAAAAAAGTCTCCAGAAGCACCAGTTCCTGTAGTTGTTACTGTAGTTGCATTTGTGCTTGGTGTTGTCCAAGTTGGGGTGCCAGTTCCATTAGATGTTAATACTTGTCCAACTGATCCAACTGGTGTAAATGCTGTACTATTTGATCCAGTTTGATATGGTATCGTTCCTGCACCACCTCCAGCAACATTAGTTGCTCTAGTAGCAGTAGTGGAATTTGATACAGTAAGATTTGTTGGGGCGACCCAACTTGGTGCCGCAGAACCACCATTTGACTGGAGTAATTGACCTGCAGTTCCATTTGCTAATAGAGCAGTCCTATCTGCTGAAGTTTGATAAGGTATAGATCCACCAGATCCACCTTTAATATGAGTTGTCAGACCTGCATTATCGGCATAATTTGAAGTTGCAACAGTAATACCCCCAGCACCTACAGGGTTAATCCAACTCGGTGCAGATGTTCCATTTGATTTTAAAATAAATCCCGCAGTTCCAGCTGATACGAAAGCTGTTTGATTTGTCGAATTTTGATAAGGTATTGCTCCTGCACTACCACCTTTAATATGAGTTGTCAGACCTGCATTATCGGCATAAGACGAAAAGGTAGAATTTGTAACTACAATACCAGTTGCATTAACCCAACTGGGAGCTGCTGTCCCACCATTTGATTGTAAAATAAATCCAGCAGTTCCATTTGCTAATAAAGCAGTTCTATCTGCTGAAGTTTGATAAGGTATAGAACCGCCCGCACCACCTTTGATGTTAGTGGCAATACCAGCGTTATCGGCGTATCCTGCTTTACTTGCAGAAAGATTGGAAGGAGAAACCCAACTTGGCGCTAAACTACCACCATTTGACTGGAGTAATTGTCCTGCAGATCCATTTGCTAATAGGGCAGTTCTATCTAATGCAGTTTGGTATGGTATAGATCCACCAGATCCACCTTTGATGTTAGTGGTAATACCGGCGTTGTTTGCATAAGATGCATATAAAACCGTAAGACCACTTGGGGAAACCCAGGAAGGTGCTGCGGTGCCACCGTTTGATTGTAATATTTGACCTAATATTCCATTTGCTAATAGTGAGGTATTATCCGCCGCAGTTTGGTATGGTATGGAACCGCCAGCACCACCTTTGATGTTAGTGGCAATACCGGCGTTGTTTGCATAAGATGCATATAAAACCGTAAGACCACTTGGGGAAACCCAACTTGGTGCCGCAGTACCACCATTTGATTGTAATATTTGACCTAGAGTTCCGTTTGCTAATAAAGAAGTTCTATCTACTGCAGTTTGGTATGGTATAGATCCACCAGATCCACCTTTAATATTTGTAGCAATACCGGCGTTGTTTGCATAAGATGCATATAAAACCGTAAGACCACTTGGGGAAACCCAACTTGGTGCTGCGGTGCCACCGTTTGACTGAAGGAATTGTCCTGCGGATCCATTTGCTAATAAAGCAGTCCTATCTGCTGAAGTTTGGTATGGTATAGAACCGCCAGATCCACCTTTGATGTTAGTGGTAATACCGGCGTTGTTTGCATAAATCGCGTTATTTATAACAAGATCTGTTGCATTAACCCAACTAGGAGCCGCAGTACCACCATTTGACTGAAGTAATTGTCCTAGTGTTCCGTTTGCTAATAGGGCAGTTCTATCTAATGAAGTTTGGTATGGTATAGAACCGCCAGAACCACCTTTAATATTTGTAGCAATACCGGCGTTGTTTGCATAAATCGCGTTATTTACAATAAGATCTGTTGCATTAACCCAACTTGGTGCTAAACTACCACCATTTGACTGAAGTAATTGTCCTAGTGTTCCGTTTGCTAATAGTGAGGTATTATCCGCCGCAGTTTGGTATGGTATAGATCCACCAGATCCACCTTTGATGTTAGTGGTAATACCGGCGTTGTTTGCATAAATCGCGTTATTGGCGTTTTGAACTGTAAGATTTGAAGGATTTACCCAAGAGGGGGCATTAGACCCACCATTTGACTGGAGTAATTGACCTGCAGATCCATTTGCTAATAAAGAAGTTCTATCTACTGCAGTTTGGTATGGTATAGATCCACCAGATCCACCTTTGATGTTAGTGGTAATACCGGCGTTATCGGCATAAGAAACTGAGAGGGTGTTAGTGCTCGTCCAACTTGGTGCTGCAGAACCACCATTTGACTGGAGTAATTGACCTGCAGATCCATTTGCTAATAGGGCAGTTCTATCTACTGCAGTTTGGTATGGTATAGATCCACCAGATCCCCCTTTGATGTTGGTGGCAATACCAGCGTTATCGGCATAAGCAACTTTTAAAGATGCAGGATCTATCCAAGATGGAGCACTAGTAAAATTGGATTGTAATAAGTAATTTTGAGTTCCAGTTGCAGTAAATAAAGTTGTATTTACATTACTTTGATAAGGTATTTGACCTGCACTACCACCTTTAATATGAGTTGTCAGACCTGCTGTGGTTGCATAACCAGCAGTTTCAGCATTTCCTAAAATTCTTCCAACAAATGTTGTTGCATAGACACTATTCCATGTTTGAGTAACGCTTCCTAAATTTTGAGTTCCATTTGTAAACGGAAGAACATTAGAACCAAATGTTGTAATTCCTGTAATTGATGATGCACCACCAACATTTAAATTCTTTTCAATTCCAACTCCACCTTCAATAATTACAGATCCAGTATCTTTATTTGTTGATTGCGTCGTATTTAAAATTGATAAAGAAGCAGAAGTATCAATAGTTACATTAGAAGTAAATCTTGATGCTCCAGTAACTCCAAGAGTTCCTCCAATTGCAACATAACCACCGACATTCAAATCATTCTTAACTCCAGCTCCACCATTAACAACGAGTGCTCCATCAGTTATGCTTGTTGTTTGTGTTGTGTCATTAACAAAAAGAATATCATTAACTTGCGTCGTTCCACCAGTAGAATTTAAAACTAAATTTCCAGTAGGAGTGCTGATTGTATTATTATCTGTTGTTCCAACATATACATTATTAATTCTTGCTCCACTTAATGTAGATAGCCCGGTTACAATCAAATTTTGAGTTGTGGTAAGACCAGTAACACCTAAAGTTGCAATTGTAGCAACACCAGTAACTCTTAAATCTTTAGTTGTAGAAAGTCCAGTAACACCTAAAGTTGCAATTGTAGCAACACCAGTAACTCTTAAATCTTTAGTTGTAGAAAGTCCAGTAACACCTAAAGATGTAAATGTGCCAACACCAGTTATAATTAGATTTTGTGAAGTTGTAAGACCAGTAACACCCAAAGTTGCAATTGTAGCAACACCAGTAATTCTTAGATTATTAATTTCTGTTTGGCCAGTAAATCTAGAATATCCAAGAACATCTAAAAGATATTGTGGTAATGTGCTTCCAATTCCAACTCTACTATTAATTGGTTCATATACAAAATTAGAAGCACCACCCATGACTCCTGCATAGGTTTGATATTGAATATTTGTATATGTTCCTCCAGCCCCAGTTTGAAGAGTGCTTTGATTAACCCAATCTAATCCTCCAAGAATATTCTTTACAAGTACTTGTCCAGTGTTTCCAGGTAAATTGTTGTAATCGTAAATCGTGCCCCTTAAACGAACATCTCCATTCACATCAAGTTCTTGAGTTGGAATTGTTGTCCCAACTCCAATCGATCCTAAACCACTAATTACAGTTCCATTTGCAAATAAAGCATTTCCAGTTCCAGTTTGAGAAAGTGTAACTAGATTTGATGAATTAGATCCACTAAAGGTTGTAATTCCTGCCAGTAGAATACTCTTAATTGAAGTGATGCCACTATTTGCATCAAGAACTAAATTGCCACTTGTTGTATCAATTACATTATTACTTGCAACTCCAACTCTTACATATTGGTTATAAGAACCTTGAGAAAAACTTCCAAATCCAGTAACAGAAAGTGTGTTTGAAGAAAAAGTTAAATTTGCCGATGCTGCAAAGTTTCCACTAGAATTATAGATGAGTTGTGTATCGCTTCCTGGCGGTGCTACAGTAATTGTAGAAATTGTCCCGAAATTATTTGCCGTAGCAGTAATAATATTTCCACGAAAATCAATCTTATTGATGCTATTTCCAGTTCCTACAATAAATCCCTCATCAAATATGGAAATACCAGTAATAATCCCTGCTGGTGCTACTTGCCAATATCTATCATATACTGTACCACCATCAAAAGATACTAACTGATAATAATTATCTTTAAGTGGTAATACTTTTTCACTTGTAAAACCTAAATTAGGTTCAGCATCTTCTAATGCTAGATATTGATATCTGCCTGTCCGTAGACCAACATTAGGAGTTACCTTTTTACTCCCACTACCGTACTTTGCCATAATTATACCGTACTATTCTCTAGGATGCTGCAAATAAATTCCATTTGAAGTGGGCCCACCTTACCACCACTTACATAAGTATGTGCAATTCCAGAAATCACACCAGTATTTGTCGTAAACGTAAGTGATGTCCCCACACTTCCAGTAATCGAAGTTACTGTAAATGATGATTGAGGAGATGGATAGATTGTTGTTGTAATTCCACTCGCTCCAGGTGAACAAGTAAAGGCCAATCCACTCATGGTAATTTCACTACCAGAAGAAAAATTATGAGGAGTTAATGTTGTAACTGTGGTTACTCCAGTATTATTATCATATAAACAATTTGTGACTGTAACAATTCCAGATTGAGTTCCTTCAATTACCACCGAATCGGAAATAAGTGCGGTTCTTTCTAAAACAAGTCTACCGTCAATAATAACCAAATTATCATTTGGAGGAACTTCTGTTCCTCTTATAATTCTAATATTTCTTATATTTCCTGTTCTATTTGATTTTCTTCGATGGGTAAAAGTAACTGTTGGATAAGTTGTTCCAGTAGAAACATTTGATACTTGTGCATAAAGAATAATTGCAGAAACTCCAGTTGGTGTGGAGTAGACTGTTTGCTCTCCTGGTGCAACTGGAACTGCAAGAGTTATAAACTTATTAACTGGTGCGACTGCCATCTCTTATCTCAACGCAAGAATTAAAGGTGTAACTTCTGCCTGTATTGCCTTACTAAAATCTCTTCCACGAATTGTTGCAGTTGTTTGGTCTACTTGAATACCTTCACCAATATTAAAATTGCCTTTTTGGTCAGTGCTTGTATAAGGTATTTGAGCTCCATCTAAAGCAACAATTTCATTTTCTTTGATGGGTACGGCACCCTTCAAAGGAGTTGAAGTATTTATGTCTGTACCAGTACCAATATATTCAAATGAATGCCCACTTGTAAGAATTCTACTGATTCTTTTCATTTCAATATCATCTTCAGCATAAACAAGATATGGAACAAATTCATTTAAAGTTACAGTACTGATTCCAGTTACTGGTGTTGGATTTGTTGCTTCAGAAACTGTGTAATAAATTGGTTCCATCACAGCAGTTAAGTTATTGGTGGGAGCCCCATTAATTCTAACTTTGATATTTTGAGAGGAAAGATAATTTCTTCCACTATTAATTATATCAACTGCTGTAATTGTTCCAGAATCATTAATTGTTGGTGAAAGTTCAGCAACAATTCCTTCTGGGCCTAATGGGTCAGTACTATTTGTATTGGCATCATAAATTGTAATATCTGGAGGAGCAGCCTGGCTGTATCCAGAAACACCAGTAGTACCTATCCCAATACTTTGCAATCTTTGCATTGGTGCAGTAATAATTCCAGTTTGCCCAGTATTATAATTTGAAAGATTAATTTTAAACCATAATGCCTGACCATCATAAGGTCTTCTAACTTGAGAACCATCACTAACATTCTTGAAAATTATTGTATCCTCTTCCGCAGTTGTCGTAGTATTTACTTTTGCAGTAAATTCTGTTCTACCCAAACCAACTGCATAAAGACCATAATTACCAAATGATGAGTTGGAGTTTGTAAGGTCACATTGCCCACCAGTATCTGCATATATTGCAATATCACAATTAATTGTAAAGATTGAAACTAACTGAGCATATGCATTATTTGTAAGAGAAACTCCAATACCTGCCTCATTATATTGTGTAAATGAATCACAAACCATACACTTGAGGTCTGCCCCAATCGTTGAAGCAGTTGCGTGGTCTCCATCAATCTTCATACCAATACTTAATGGCATGAAATTGGTGCAGTTTCTTACATATGGAGATCTCCACCTTCCACTTGGACCTTCTGTTGCAGGTCCAGGAGCAGTATATCCAGTCACGGCACCATAAGATTTTCCTGATGTTATGTCTGTAGATGTTGGTGGAAATGCAACAGCTCCTCCCCCAGGATTAGATTCTCCTGTTTCACAAGCAAAATTCATGTTTTCAATCAGGCATCCTCGTCTTACATGGAAAACATCTTTGCCCAAATTTTTAGGTACGACTGTAACAAGTCTCAAGTCTTGCCCACTTATCGATACATCCGTCCTCAATCCAATCGGATTATTTTCATAATAGACACCAGAACGAATCATAACAGTATCTCCAGGTTCGGCAATTTCACAAGCAGCGGCAATTGTTAATTTTGCATCACCTTCTGTTCTTCCACCATTATCATCATTACCATACTTAGAAACCCAAATTAAGTTTCTAGAATCTGCGCCTGCAGGTGCCCAAATTGCTTTTCCATCAGGATATGTAATATTTGGTGCTGCAGATGGAGTTCCTCCAATAATTGTAGTTACAATACCGGCACAAACAGTAATTGCCGATACTACATTTGAGCATCCATTCAAACTTGTATTATTTCCAACAGCGGGATCATCTTGTAAAGTTAAATCTTTGACTTGACGAATACTATTGATTCCACTTTGATATGATTTTGGTAATGAAACATTATTAACTACATATCTTGCTAATTGTGCTGCAGTCGTGATTGCAACAATAGTAGCATCTTTAATTGAGTATCCATTTACATCGTTACCAGTAATATGAATTAGTGTATTTCCGTTGTAATAAGATAATCCAGCACCAACTGATTGCGAGTTTCCACCTTTAGTAATATCAAGAGTAATTGCTTTTAGAATTTTTTTAATGTCATTTCTACAGGTTGAAACTCCACCAACGCCAGGAACTACAAATGCGGGATTTTTATAATCTGTGCTTGTTAAAAATCCTATTGCCTCTGTTGCAATAAAATCAAGATTCAAACGAATCATATTTGCAGCATCAAAAAATCTTCCGCTGATAATTTGACCAGTTGTTCCGACTCCAACCTGAGTTAATACTGCTCTAGGAACTTGATAAAAATTGGTATCATATCCTACATTACGATTACTATCATAAAGTGCTCTTCTAAGTAAAACTGCTTTTGCTAAATCAATATCTTTGAATGGAGCATTAGTTCCGATACCAACAGATCCAATTCCAGTAGTCGTAATAACTGTTCCAGCAAATCCAACTTGAAGAGTTGTTTTTAATACCGTATCAGAATCAACAGTTAATATATTATGTAAAGCAGCACTTCCATCAACATCCAAACCAGAGTTGAGAGTGGTTGCACCATCAACATCTAAACTAGAGTTAAGTGTGGTTGCCCCATCAACATCCAAAGTATTATTAAGTGTGGTTACACCATCAACATCCAAACCAGAGTTGAGAGTAGTTTCCCCATCAACATCTAAACTAGAGTTAAGTGTGGTTGCACCATCAACATCTAAAGTATTATTAAGTGTCGTTGCACCATCAACATCTAAACTAGAGTTGAGAGTAGTTCCTCCATCAACATCTAAACTAGAGTTGAGAGTAGTTCCCCCATCAACATCTAAACTAGAGTTGAGTCTAGTATCACTATCAACATCTAATGTACTATGTAAAGCAGTACTTCCATCAACCTCTAAATTTGAATTGACAGTAGCATCACCATTAACCAATAAAGTTTGTGTTATATGTGCATTTCCGGTGATATCAAGATCATATAAAGGATTGCTATTATTAATTCCTACTCTAGAATTTCTGTAAATATTTGTAGATCCATCAACTATTTCCCAAGTATCAAAAACATAAATATCAGCAACATTTGGATTTAATGGACTTACAAATGCTTGTATTGTATCTGTTACGAGACCAACATTAAGAGCATTGCTGGAAGTTCGTATACCAGTAGTTGCAATATTACCAGTTTTTAAATTAATTCCTCGGTAAGAACTTGGACCAACTAATACACCATCATTGTAAACAAAGATACCTTCGGTAAATGCTGGTTCAAAAGCAGTCCATTTAATTCCTTCGGCATCTTTCGTTAAAAATGCTCCAATAACCCCAGAACTATTTGTTGCATCATAAATTTGAGCATCAATCTTTACGCTTCCCGCAACATCTAATTTCTGCTGTGGAATTGTTGACCCAATACCAACATTACCACTAATATAACTATTACCAATTACATCAAATTTATTGGTTGGGGTTGTACTTCCTATACCGATATTGCCATCAGTTGTGGTCAGTATTGTTCCACCAATACCAACATCTAATCTTTTTTGTACTGTAAGTATACCAACAATATAAACATCACTATTGAATAAAGCTTTGCCACCTACAAATATATCCCCCTCAAAAATACCATTACTTCTACTTATAAAATCTCCGTATAAATTACCGTAAATATAGACATCTTTAAAGAACTTGGCGTCCTCATTAAAATAAGACTCATTACCAAATACCGTGATGTCTGCCATTTTAGAGAACCTTATCCACTACCGTATTTAAAATACTACCAACGAGACCATTTAACACATCTGCACCAACAAAACTTCCTTTAAATACTCTTGAAGTGAATCCCTGGCCCATAGATTCAACTAAAGTTCCACTTATTGCACTTACATCAATTTTGTTCCCATTCATTAAAATTCTTCCTGATCCAGAAGTTATATTAACACTTCTTCCCGCTTTTAAGTGAATATCTTCATCAGCATCAAGCATAATATTATTTGCCTTAATGCGAACCATTCCAGTTCGCTCTGCTGTAATGCAAATATCACCATTTTTACCAACAATAACTATATCAACACTCTTTCCTTCGTTTTTTTCTCCTGCAATAATTTCAATTGTTCTATCATTCAAAAAAGAAACTTTCCCACTACTACTTAAAGAAATTGATGATTGATTACCATCATCAGTAACACCATACATTTTATAAACATCACTACCACTCAATCCCATTTGAGGATTAGCAGTATCAATTCTAAAATTAGGATTGAAACTAATTAATTGTCTTTTATAGATATTTTGATTCGATCTTTCTGCCATTTATTTTGTAATACAATCTATACTTTGTTGAACTTCACCTGTAAAGTTTGGAGTTGCAAGTAATGGGCGAAGAACTGCTCCAGATCCAGTTTTTGTTTGAACAGTCAAAATAGGAGCAGACTGAACTACATTATTTAGAGGTATAACCTGATAAATCGCACCATTCACAATTTGTGTTGAATATGTATTTCCGAAGTTATCAATTACAGTATCACCATTTTCATATCCAGATCCACCAAAGTCAACAACAACATCAGAGATGGAATATTCTGAAGTAAGTCCAATATCTCCAATTGGATAATTTTCACCTTCAGAAACAATATAGATTGATTCAACCTGCCCGGCATCATTTATTAGTGCTCTTGCAACGGCTCCATATCCTTGATTACAATTATCAACAACTTCTACAAATGGTGGATACGTATATCCAGAACCACCATTTGTAACTTGAATTCCCATAATACTCGCGGTGTTTTCAATAAAAGATCCTAGTAATGGAATCGCAGATGCTCCGGATCCAGAACTTCCTCCACCAAAGATATTAACTATTGGTGCGTTACAATTTGTTAAGGCACTAGTATTACAGTTACCTAAAGAATTTGTAAACACATTAGAAGGATTTTGATTTATGATCGTTGTAGTATTTTTCTGCTCGACTTTATTATCAACTACGTTTAATTCATAGCCAACTTCATAACTAGTTGCAATTCCACTATATGCTCTTTGAACTACAACCTGATTTGTAGACTGATTTATTGAATTAATCTTCATAATTTCGAATCCAGAAGTCAATAATCCATCAGAAGAAATATTAGTTAAGGATTGAAGATTAATTTTAGTATCTTTAACATCAACAGGTGAAGAAATTCTTACTGTAGATAATAAATTGTCAAGAACAATACTATCAGTTGGTGCCAGATTAAACTCAGTTATTGGTGTTGTGTTATTTTGTATATTAATTGCCTCTAAAATATTTTGGAACGGATCGATACCACTAGATTTTGGTCCATATCCAACTACCCATTCATTTACTAAACCTTGAAAACTACTCTTGTCCTGATTGCAATCAAAAGCGGTTCCAACCGACTTAATTCCATCAATAGTACTTCTTATAGTATTCCCAACGCTAAAGTTGGAGAAGAATTGTAAAAGTTTTTGAATTCCAGAAAAAGGACCAGAAAGACCATTTTCAATTCTGTCAATAATACTGTTTAGCAATGATCCAACAAATTGATCCGAAGCACAAGTTACGAATCTTTCTATATTATCGATAACAGAATAAAGTAAATCTGAAACTACACTTTTCAATCCACTTATAACTGCCCCAGCAACACAAGAAAGTGCTTCCTCTACTTTTTTTACTGGGTTAACCATGGCAGTTTGAGCAGCAACTCCCGCAAGATGCGCTACTGCTGGATTTAATGTCGCTGCTAAAACTAGAGCATAAACTTTTTTGTATAAAAGATCTAAACCTTTTTTCAATAAAATTTCTAATTGTTTATATAAAAAATTAAATGAACTACCAACAAAATCATTTGCAATTGATACTATTTTATCTACAGATTTTCTAATTTCTTGTCTAATCTTTTGAGAGACATTTTTTGCACCATTTAAAAATCTTCCAACTTTCTTGAGTAAATTACTAACTTCATTTTTAATTCCTAAAACTTTTGTATTATTAATAGTATTCGCAAGAATTATTTCAGATCCAATAGCATCACTTATGGATTTTTCAATCGAACTTAATTGACTTGCTTGTTCGGGACTAACATCTCTTGGTGACGGATTGGATGTTTTTTTCAACTCATTAGATTCACTTGGAGTCAATCCACCATTTACTTGAATTTTATTAGAATATCCTGTAAAAGGAATAAATGGTCCAGCATAGTCTGTTGATGGAACTGAATCACTTCTACCAAAGGTTGCAAGAATAACCGGAATCTGGGCATTATCACCATCTAAAAAGAATCCAAGAACAATATCACTTGGTTGTAATTGGACTCCTGTTACACAATTTGCAGCTCCACTCCCTGCCGTAGTTGGAATCAAACATTGCGCCCAAGGTAAATCTTCATCGGGAAGTTCTGTTGTACTATAAGGATGATAACCGATAATTCTAACTTTAAATCGATTTCCCCATCCACCACCTTCTACCTGTTTACCCATAGCGGATAATGGTGGAATTTGTCCAATCCACCAACGAAATCCGTCTCTTCCAATAAAATTACTTTTAAGCAGCGATTGGTCAATCATTTATCGTTTTTTTCCTCTACATTTATTCCAAATGTATCTCGTATCAACTTCATGGAAGTATATGATCGTTCTGCATCAAAGTGATGACACAACTCTTTAATCATATATAGTCCACTTTGCTCCTTGTCATATTCTTTGGCATCAGATTGGGAGATTTTTGGAAACTGGCATTCAACAATATCACCTGCTCTCAAATTAGTATTGGATGGAACAATAATACTTAAAGTTTGAGTAAAGAGAATATTATATCTCATTAAAGATTGAGATTGATATTTTGATGGATCTGAGTTTATATCAATAGAAGCGTCTTTTTCCATCGTTCCAACATCAAGAACTGCAGTAATGATTCTTGTTGGAGCATCACCTAAATCTTGATTAGAAGTGCTTGAAATTTTTGGTAGTTTAAGTTGACTTCCAAGATTTTTTGTTTTATTTACATAATCCCCAAGTTTAAAAACTCCCTCCTCATATTTTGAAAATGCAAATGTAAGGGGATTGAAAAACATACGCTGACTTGAATAAGTTCCAAGTTTTAATTTTTCAATTAGATTTTGGTTCTTATCCGTAATATAGTTTAGAATTTTAAAGTCATTATTAACTTTACCTCCTTCTTCATCATATGATACCGTCGTTTGACTATATGTAAAAGTTGCCTTTGGTTTTTGTTGAATCAATCCATCTATGGATCTAAACTGAAATCCATCCTGAGTTTGATAAAATACAAATCCTGCTGTTGCATCTCCGGAACTTACTGGAACTGCTTTGGATGCTAACCAAATTAAAACAGTAAATGGTTTTCTTAAATTTCCAATAAATCCATATTTGTTTGAAGACTTATCGAAAGTTCCGATTTTATCAGTTTTTAAATAATCAGTTAGAATTTTTTTAACTGACTCATCAATTGATAAACTTGTGGGATATTTTCTCGCCACTCGAACAGTCTCATTTGTAATCGCTTCCCTAGATACCAAATTGAGAGTAAAACTTTCTCTTTGTGATTCTGAAATTACATCAGTAATACTAGAAACATATAAGTAATCTTTTTCATTCTTTGAAAAATCTAGTCCTGGATTTGTTGATGAATTTCCTGCAATCTTCATCGACAATCTTTCACCACCCCGAAGTGGTAGACCATTATAAATTGATTGCTTTTCACCATCTTGATTGTCTTCTGGTGCAATCGTATTGCCAGTATTGACAACTTTAATTGTTGTCGTAATTATAGGAGAAAAAATATCTTCATAATAATCAATTGATACTGCACCTGTAGAAATATCAATTGTCCTAGTTTGATCGTTTGATTCTAATAATAGTTCCTCAAATATAGACTTTTTAATCGACATTATAGGTATACCAGATCTAGAAGAAGTTGTTTCTTGATAAAGTTATTTAACGTAGTAAATTCATCAGGTCCAACAAATGTCTGACCACCTCTTGATGGTGCTGGAGTAGGCATTTGTGTTTGAGGTTCTGGACTAAAAACAAAAATGTCCTGTGCGGTTCTTTGTGGTGTTATCTGCTGCGGTATGTTGAGTGATGGTGTTGATGCAACTTGTGCTGATGCTCCTGAACTAGATGTATTGTTAAATGGTGCATTAGCACTATAAACTTTCAAAGGATCAAATTTTCCACCAATAGTTCCGTTCCAACTTTTTCCAATTTCCCAGTGAAGATGTGGTCCACTAGTTCTGCCAGTTGATCCGACTTTACCAATCACTTCACCTTTTTTAACTGTCCCACTAGTTTTGAAGGATCCTTTTGGCATATGACCATAAAGATGATAAAGACCCGAAGTATCTCTATAAACTAAAAAGTATCCCCACCCACTTTCCCATCCAGTTTCAATAATTTTACCATCTGCAACTGCTCTAAGCGGAGTGCCATAATTAGTAGCAAGATCAGTTCCACCATGAGTCCTTCCACCTCTTGGGTCACCATATCTACTTGTTATAATCGGCCTAACTGAGGTAGATTGTGAAACTTGTGCCTGCGGTGGTTGTGTTTTTCCTGCCTTAAATGATCTGATAAATGAATTATGCTTTCTTCTTCTCTCCGCATAAACTCTTTTATTTGGATTTTCCCAGTTTCTCATAAAATCATCTGCTGCTTCTTCAGGAGAACTAAATTGTTTTCTCAAATATAATGGAGTATTTGGGTCGCTCTTTATTGCAAAATCAATTTGACCTTTCCAATTAGTCTTATAATCAGGAACCGCTCTTAAAAACGCTGATTTTCTAGATGGATAAGTATATTGAAATAATCCAACACCTCCACCACCTTTTTCAGAAACTCCAACTTGAAATCCACTTTCTCCTTGAATATTTGCCAAAATACCTAAAGCATGTATATCAGAAACTCCCAATTGTCTTAGATAAGAATAAACTGCTTGAGGACTAACAGTTCCTCCACCACCAGAGGGCATCGGAGTTTCTGGATAAGCACCTGGTTCAGTAATTTCAGTTCCAAATTCTGGAATATTTTCACCACTATATTTTGCTTCAGTCAAAGGCGTTCCGACCAAATCAAATCCATCCATAAATTGTTGATTCATATCAAAAAACGCTGCATTTAAATCATTTAAAGCAGTTTCTAAACGCTTTGAATTATCAAATATATCAAACGATACAATATTTTTTCCAATTGCACCTAATACATTACCAAATCCATTAACTATACGAATCGTATCATTAGCAATTGAACTAATAATTTGCCCTGCCTTTTGCAATCTAGCAATAAATTCTTTACCCAATCCAATCCAAGTTGGAATATTATTCATAAACCACCCAAGAGCAGTATATCCAATAAATCCTATAATTCTATCTAAAAAACTACCTCCAGTATTATTTGCTAGCGATTGTCTTCCAATTGGACTTTTAACAAGTTTCTGTGCTTCTGCTTCTGTTTCTCTTTCTGCTCTATTTTCATTCTCTATTTTTTTCCTTGTTAAAAGATTTGATGTTGCAATAGATTCTCTTCTAACTTTAGTTTTACGAAATAAAATTCCAGAAATATTTTGAATACTTTTACCTGCATTAGAAATACCCTGCCGAGTGGTTCTAAATGAAGATGTTCTTCCTAAATTGAGTGGGGATGCTACAGCCATTTTACATTACCACATTATAATTGAGTTGAGAATATAATGAATAAAAATTCTCAGGATTTGACGATTGAATTAATGGCGTATCTCCTGCAGGTTCAACTTGTTGTGCTGGTTGAGGTTGATTTCTCACTTCACCAGAAGATGCCATAATTACATTTGGTGCTGGTTCAATAAGAGCACCAACATTTGGAGTAGTAATTTGGGGAATGGAAATTTGTGCTTGAACAACATTAGTTGGTTGTGCTGCCTTTTCCTCTACTTGATTTTGAGTTATATTTGCTTGTGGTACAGAGGATTTAGGAGTCATCATATTTGATGTATCTACATTAAAATTAAATGTAGGACTTTCAGGTGCCATTGGAGTTACAGGTTGAACCGGTGGTTTTGTTGGTGGGGTTGCTGGAGGTGGTGGCGGAGGAGTTGTTTCCGGATATGCACCTGGTTTTGATGGGGTTGGTTCAGGGGTTTTTGGTTGATTTTTTTCTAATGGAGTTCCTTTAAATGCACCAAAGTCTCTACCAATAATAGCAGCATCAATAGCTAATGATGCCGCTGTTCCAAAAAAGGGTATAGTAGCTGCTAGTCCAGAACCATATTCCATAAGTGCTCCTGGAGTATCACCCTGGAGCAGTCTTCCTGTTCCAAAAATGGCTCCAGTAGCTAAACTAAACCCCGGAAGTTTTCCTGCAGTAAGTTTTATTCCAGTTTTGGATGCTGTAGATCCTACTTTTGCTGTTGCTGCCGCAGCTTTTCCACCAGTAAATAAACTTTTAACCCCTCCGGCAACCAATTTACTAAGATTAGCAATTCCTTTGAATAATCCACCTATTAATCCTGAAGTTAATCTTACTATTCCTCTTGTTACATTGAAGATTATTTTTACAATAGATCCAAATACTCGATTAACAAAAACAAACCCACGAGCAGCAACAATAACACCATTCGTAACTGATCTAAAAATTTCTTCTAGTTTAGTCTTATTACCTTCTGCATTTGCTTTTAATGCTTCAATCCCCTGATTAGTCAACCACCCAAGGAACATAAACCCAAGGGCATTCATAATTCTATTGAAAAGAGGTTCTAATTTTTTTTGAATAGCAACAACTGGCCTTAAAAGAGCATTTGCAATTTTATTTTCAAATTCTTTTTCTCTACCAATTCTAATTTTTCTTTCATTCAATTTTCTTTCATTTTCTATTTCTGTCTTCTTTTCTTGCTGTTCAAGGGCGCTATCATTCGCAATTTGTTGAGCAACCGTAATTAATCCAGTATTGATGCCAAGAACTTCTACACGAACTCTTTGTATTTGTTCCTGAAGACCAACAACAGATTGCTGTGCTGTCTGTATTTGTAAATCTTGTGCTTTATCAACTAAACTTGTTTGAGGTCGTACAATAATTGCACCACCTCTTCCAGTTTCTCCTCCTCCGCCCCCACCAGTAAATCCAGATACTCTGGTACTTCTAAATATTGCTTTTCTTCTTTCCGACGACAAATAAGACCCAGTAGTAGGATCAACACCAGTTTGTGCTATGGTGATCGGGTCAGCCATTTGATTGGTTCTTCAAATTTTCTTCTTCAATATATTGTTGGAGAAGACCAATATAAATTTCCCTTTCCCAAGGAATCATATTTTCCAACTCTGTTAATGAATATTTATGATGCTGAATAAGGGCAAAATTAGTTTTGTAGTATGACGCAAGATCTTCATGCGCCAATCCTATGCGAAAAAAGATGTTAATCCCTCCAGAATCACTTCACTTTCCACTCCAGTATTTGGATTTTTAATTGTAAGAGTATGAGAAAGTTTTGGCATCGTCTCAAAAAACTTCTCAATATCTTTAAATTGTTTTGAGCTCAGACCTTCAAGGAATTCGATAAGTTCTTTTTTTGTAGTGTCCGAAGCTGCCCAAGATTCTTCTTCACTATAAATTTGTTCGATACAAGAACAAATCATATCAAAGGTATCATCAACGCTAATTTGTCCTTCACCATTAAAATTATTTTTGATGAACTCTTCCATCGATGGATACTTCATTCTTAGAGTCAGATTATCATCCAACTTAATATCTCTATTATGATTTTCACTTACTTGAACTTTAATATCATCAAGATTAATGCTGATAGGAACTTGAGTTGTTTCATCATCAGGGCAAGTAATTAAAACATCAACTTCTTCCCCAACAGACTTTCCACGAATATTAAGAAAAATATACTCAATATCAAAAGTTGAAAGTTGTTCGACTTTAATTCCTTTAGTGAGGATACAATTTGTAATTACAGTTTTTACCGCATTTGTAATTTGTTTTGGATCCTCACTCTCCATAGCAATAATCAAGACCTTTTCTTCTTTTACTAGGAAAGGGCGATACTTAATTGTCTTTTTTAATGAGGGAATTTCCAACTCATATGTTGGTGTAGCAATCTTTGGTAAAGGCATGATGACCCATAGAACTTCAGTAAAATTATTTATCTATACTTTTGTAGGTCTGTTCCATAAAGAGATTCATATAATGTTTGCCCAGCAGGAAATGACTGAACGCCATTTGAAGGTATTGACCCAGGAGATCTTGGAATTAATAATGGATTTGGAGTCTGTGAAATTTGTTGCGGCAATTGTGTAGTTTGTGTAGATTGTTTATTATTATCAATACCTTGGAATATATCTAAACTATTTGCTCGTCCAGCGATATAACGATCATATGTAAATGTAGCTGACATTTTTAATGTATCAGATTGAGTATAACCAACTTGTAAAGAACTAATTGCAGATGGAAAAAGTCCTCTAAAGTTATATTCAATTTCTTTTCTATAATCCCTATCGAATTTGATTATCTTTACGGAATTTGCCTTGTAATATTCTGGATATTGCATTCTTATGAAGTAATTATCACCACCAACACCAATTGGAACATTTTCCCCACCAAGTCCTTGTGGATTTGTTGATCCACTTGCAATAAACTCCATCCAACATTCTAAAAATTTCAAAGTTTGATAATTTCTATCGACATAAAACTCAAGACTAATCGAATCATATTGTCTCGTATGAGCAAAATGTTCTGTTATTCCAGTAAAGTTTCCAGAAATATCAGCAGTCATAAGACTTGTGGTGGGTAAAATCGCAGAATAGCATAATAAACCAGCATCTTCAGCAATAAACCTTGTATTAATTCCCTTTCTTAAAAGATAAGTTTGTAACTCAGGTGGCATGGTTCCAAACTTCACTTCATAATGAGAAGTTTGTGCTAGATTTGTGAATAGTGGTTTGATATCTGATATTCTGCGAGGTCTAACAGCCACTCTAAATACCTTATACGAGTCTTATATTATAATTATTTAGATGTCCTACAAAGGAAAATACCAACCCTCCTTTCCTAAAAAATATAAGGGTGACCCAACTAATATCATTTATAGGTCATTATGGGAACGCAGATTTATGGTGTATTGCGATACAAATGAAAAGATTTTAGAATGGGGTAGCGAAGAATTGGCTCTTCCATATCGTTCGCCATTAGATGGTAAGATTCATAGATATTTTCCCGACTTTTATATTAAGGTTCAGGAAGAAAATGGAAGAACCAAAAAGTATTTGATTGAAATTAAACCAAAAAAGCAAACTATGCCACCACCAAAACCACAAAGACAAACAAAAGGATACATTTATGAAGCATATGAATATGCTAAAAATCAGGCAAAATGGGAAGCGGCAAGAGAGTGGTGTGCTGATAGAGGATACGAATTCAAAGTAATTACAGAAAACGAACTAGGTATTAACTAATGCCGAGAAAGACCCTTAAACAACAAAAGGAAGAAAAAAATAGAATCAGTCCTTTGGTAAAAAAACTTATTGGAACAGAAAATTCTGACGATTTAATGCTCGAATTAATAGATATTTTACCTGAAACCAAAGAACCTCCAAAAGTTGGAAAGTTTTATATCTTTGTTTATAATGCAAAAACACCAAATTTAAGATATGATCAAAATCCTCTAGTTGCTGTGACTGAAGTATTCAAATGGGGATTTAAAGGTTTAAATTACCATTGGGGAGAAGTTCGTCAATATACCTGGGATGAAGTTGCTGGAGGAATGTATGAAGTTTATGATACCGAAATTGAAGATTTAAAAAAGTTGCCTTTTAGCAACATTAGAACTAAATAATTAGAAAACATAAATGGCTGAGCCACTACGATATCCACTAAAAAAACTTGATAGGTCTGATGATTATTTGAAGATAGATGTTGTTAGATATAAAGCTCCCGGTTTGAGCACTCAAAATGCTAATTCATTTGCTTTGAATAGTGCAGATCAAACTTATGCCAGTTTAGGAACAAGAGATATTTTAAGAACTATTATATTACCAATTCAAGGTCAAATTGGTGATTCAAATGCTGCTAGTTGGGATGTTGGAACTCTAAATCCCCTAGAAAGTGCATTATACAATACAGCTCTTGGAGGGATTACAGGAGGAGCTCAAGGTGCATTAAGTGCTATCCAAAATGTTGTAGGAAAAGTTTTAAATGCATCACAGACTGCAGTTGGTCAAAGAGTAGTACAAACAGCAATTGCAGGAGAAGCAGTTAAAGCAATTACAGGATCTCAAGATGCATCATCTATCATTAGTAGAGCACAAGGAGTTGTATTCAATCAAAACGCGGAACTTTTATTTACTGGAGTTAATTTAAGGAGTCCATTTTCATTTAATATTGATATGGTTCCTAGAAGTAAAGACGAATCTGAAATGATTAAAAATATAATTCGAACTTTTAAGGTATATTCCGCTGCTAAAAAAGGAAATACTGGCGGTGCAGAGGGACTTTTTCTCAAATCTCCAGAAGTCTTTAGAATACAATATATGAGTGGAGGAAATCCACATCCATTTTTAAATAAATTTAAAATTTGTGCGCTCATAAACATGAACGTCAACTATACAGGTTCTGGGTCATATGCAACATATTCTGATGCAACACCAGTTCATATGCAAATGGGACTAACTTTCCAAGAACTCACACCAATTTACTATGAAGATTATGTTGATGAAAATAGCAACTTCAGATTAACAGGAGTTGGATACTAATGTCATACTTTAGAGAACTACCAAATCTCGAATATCAATCATTTTTACCAGATCGCAAAGCGTCTGATGAATATTTAACTGTAAAAAATTTATTTCGTCGAGTAAAACTTCGTGATGATTTGCAAAATGTTTTTACAATTTTTGATAAGTATCAAATTATAGATGGCGCTCGCCCAGAAACAGTTGCAGAAGAACTCTATGGAAGCACCCAATATGATTGGGTAGTTCTCGTAAGCGCAGGTATTACTAGAGTTAGAGACCAGTGGCCATTATCTGATAAAGATATTTATGATTATTCAGAATCAATCTATGGAATTAATTTGAATGATGTTCATCATTATGAAACCATAGAGGTCAAAGATTCCAAAAATAGATTGATTCTACCTGCTGGTAAAGTTGTTGATTCAACTTTTACAATTCCAAATCCTAGTAATCCACTAGCAACTTTAAATCCGGTGGTTGGAATTAGTAATTATGAATATGAAGTTCTCAAAAACAATAAAAAAAGAACAATTTATGTCCTTAAACCAAGATACCTACAACAAGCGGTAAATGATACAAGAAAAGCGATGACTTATGATAAGTCATCGCAATATGTTGATGGGAAGTTGATTAAAACGGAAAATACCAGATCATCAAACCCATAAAAATTATTATTCTGCCAATCGGGCGAAATAACTAAGTGCATCATCGTCCTCATCTTCTTCCACAGAATCCGCAGCACGACGAGTGGGTTGGAGATTATTGAGTTCGCTGCGAAGATCTTCATCAAGATCTTTCACAGGACCGCGAGAATACTCTTCCTCTTCGGCAACTTCTTCATCCACGCGGCGAGAACCTTTGGAACCCAGCACATACTCAAGACGCTTTTTCAGTTCATCATATGACTTAAACTGGTCAGGAGCAATAAGTTCGGCAAGTGAATATTGTTTTTTCCAAACTGCTTCCATGGCATCATCATCATCCAGAAGCGCAGAAGGTGCAGCAAACTCGCTAGAATCATAGTTACGATAACCAGCAACGTTTTTTGCTTTCAGTTTAAAGTTTGCACCTTTCCAGAAGTCAAACGGATCGATCGCTTCTTCATCTTCAAACTCAGGTTGCATGGCAGCGGTGAGTTTATCGAAGATTTTCTTACCGAACTTATACAGAAAGACTTTACCTTCGTTCTGAGGATTTGCAGGATCTTTCACAACATAAATGTTTGCGGCATAAGTCAGTTTGCGTTTCTGCTTACGGGCAATTTCTTTACCAGCATCAGTGCCATTATTCCAGAGTTCTGAGTTCAGTTCCGACACAGGATCCTTCTGACCCAGAGTAGTCAGAGAGTTTTCAATATACCAACCACCAGGACCTTGGAATGCGTGACTGTAGAGTTTCACGAACGGAAGGTCTTCACCGTTTGGAGCAGGAAGGAAACGGATTACGGCATAACCATTACCGCTTTTATCTACATCTAGTTTCCACAGACGCTCATCACTAGAGCCGCTGTTTGTATTCATTTTTTCAACTTCTTTGACCAGTTTGGCAGTCAAAGAACCAAGTTTTGATTGCTTCTTAAGATCAGCAAAAGACATTTGGATTACCTCGGATTAATTGGATTCGGGGGATTACTTAGATATTATAGCAAAAATGCTCTCAGCGGTCAATATATTGCTTGAGAGATTCGATTGTTTTGTTCATACTACCAAATAATATATTCATATCAGTTTCTGGTGGAAATCCCATCAGAGCAACTGACTTACGCAGATTCTCTTTCATTTCAACCGCTTCTGGATCGTTTGAAAGAGATAATCTAGTATACATCACTCTTTGTTTTTCTAACAAAAGTTCAAGTTTTTCAATATGTTCCAGTTTGGTTTCGCGGGACATTCCACCAAAAGTGAGAATACTTCCATATATCTCCTCTTGCAATCTATTGATTTCTTTTAATTCGTCTTGAATAATATCAGAGTCAAAAAAGTTACCCATCTATGATTTCCCTTAAAATCTTTTTATACTGGAATACGTCAATATTTAGAAACGAAGAATACTTTTTAATCTTTAAACTAACAGTTTCCCATACGGGATCTAACAGTTTCTTGTCAAAATCTTTTACGATTGAAAATATTTTGTCGTAAATTACGAACGTTTCTGGCGATAATTTCCCGCTTAGAAATCTTTTGAGGACTATAGGATGTCCCTTGGAACAATTGAACACAGTTTCTAATTCGTTCTCTGAGAACAATTCCGTTGATTGTTCTTTGAACAAGTAAGTCAAACTCTGTTGTCTCCGCATCCAATCTGCGTATGTTCTTTCTCCAGAATTGATAATT